ACTGCGTCGTCCAGGTCTGCTGCTCCTGGCCGAAGTCGTCCTGGCTCGTCGTCTGCGTCTGAATCGCAATCCTGCGATTGAAAGGTCCGGAGATGGCTGTCATTAGCGGTACTCGATGACGTTGACGATGTGATTGCCGAGGAGAGCATCGACGGCCTTATCGACGGGCGTCGGGACAGCGCCCGGAGTCGGCGCGGTGATCGAATGCTGATACCAGAACTTGATGAGCAGGATCATCGCCTGCACGATGGTCTGCGGAAGGACGCCAGCGTAGTAACTGAGCGTGTAGCTTTGACCGGCGCTCGCCTCCTGGAACGTGAGGACGCCATCCTCGAACGTGTACGCGGGCGTGTGGCTTTCGCCGTCGAGGACGGACGTGATCGCCGTCACCGGCGACTGCACGGGCGTGTAGGTGAAGGGAGCCTCGGCGGGCACCGTGAACGTCTCATCGGTGACTTCCTGGACAAACGACCCGGCGGTGAAGGTGATCCGCACATTGCCGGGGATGTAGTTGTTGAGGATCGGCCAGAAGAGCCCCTGCGCGGGCGCGATGCGGCACGGCAGGCAGGTGTAATCGACGTTGTACGCGCTCGTGGGGAGCGTCTGCTGCTCGGCGTTGTCGTCGAGGTACGTGATGCTGTTCACGCTGATCGTGCGCGGGTAGGGCAGATCGATGGTGACCTTGTCCCAGTACCACGTGCCATACGGCCAGGTGTCACGCTCCGAAGGCGTGCGCGTGGCAAAGCCGTTGCCATAGAGCGGGAAGAAGTCGAGCGTCCGAACCCACGTCTGGTTGAAGAACGCGCGGCGCGTCCGCTTTTCGCAGTACTGGCGAGCGGCGGTGATGAGGCCGGTGATGATCGCGTCGTCATCCGTGAAGTCCACCCGAAGCTGCTGTTTCGCGAGCGCGAGCGTGATTGGCTCGACGATAGGCGGCGTGACGATTTGAGTCGAAAGGAACATTCAGGCTCGGATAAAGGTTGTGAAAGGCGCGGAGTTACCCCCGCGCCCTTCGAGTTGTAGGTCAGGGTTAGGCTGCGGTGATCTTCAGCGAGACGATGGGGTGAGTTCCCGCATCCGTCGCGACGCCGCCGACACGGGCGAAGCCGACGAAGCCGGTCTCGTACCCTGCAGCGAACAGTTCGTTCAGGCGCAGGATGCCGATACCCGGGTTCTGCTGGCGGAAGGTGTAACCCTCCTTGAAGTCACCGAACAGGATCGGGAAGGCGCTGTCTGCGATGTTCGGCAACTGAGTCACCAGCTTCACGGGCCATCCGAGGATGGTACCGATGAAGCCCTGCGACGCATCGCCGAGGCCGGGCAGGAACAGCGGACGGTCGTTGTTGTCCTTCAGGCCGACAACAGCGGACAGCGTCGGCTGGTTCATCGCCCAGCACGCACCCTGGTAGTACGCCGGGTCGAGTTCCGCGAGCAGCGCCGGAAAGTCCGGGTAGCTGATCACGGATGCGGTCGCGGACTCGACGAAGTACGCGTTGTAGGTTGTCGCCAGCGACGCGACGTTGCCGCCGTCGCCGTTAACGATCAGATTCGACGCGCCACGGAAGAACCGCTTCAGGAAGCGACCACGAATCCAGGCGTCCACGTCGAAACCGGCGTCCGTGAGGAAGCCGTTATCGACCTTGATTACGCCCGTGGTGTAGTTGTCCACCTGGAGCGTGACGCCGGACAGAGTCGGATCGACCTCGCCTGCATTGGTGCCGACCGTGACGCTGGTCAGACTATTGCCGGTATCGTTGTCGAGCACCATCTTGATCGGCTGACCCGTGTCGGTCTTGATCACGTTCACGATGTCGTAGATTTCCCCGTACGACTTCTGAGCTTCGATCACGGTCGAATCGAAGCCGACGGGGATTGCGACGCCCTGACCGGCGACGGTGAGATCGCGGGATTCGATCTTGCCCGTGCGCATGTAGCTGCGCAGAGCTTCCTTCTGGCGGGCGGCGCGAACTTCGGCACGCTCTTCCGGATCGTTCGACTCGGAGGGGTTGGGGCGGGGCTGGTTGACGGGATTCTTCATCGCAGCACGCTGCTCCTCGACGGCCTTCACACGCGCGATGTCACCGTCGAGAACGGTGACCTCTGCGGTGATGACGTCGAACTGAGTGCGCTTTTCTGTGGTGAAGTCGCCCTCGACAATGGCCGACATGTCGGCCATCAGCTTGTTGCGCTTTTCCTGCAACTGAGAGAGATTCATGGAAATGTCCTTTGCTCGCCTGGCGGCGAGTCATTGGGGGATTTGTGTTGCTGGGTGTTACAGGACGAGCGACTCTGCGACAGGCAGGGCTCTCTTTACGGCAGTTAGCGCAGCCATTGAAGGCAGCGTCGTGCGACGCCGCTAACCACAAAACTTGAGTTAATTCGAGCTACTTCAGTGAAAGCAGCTTGACGCGCATCTTCGCGCGTTCGTGTTCGATCATGCGGATCGAGCGCTGGCAGCGCTCCGCGTTGTCGCACTGCGGATCGGCAGAGCAAATTCCGCACGCACCGGCGCGGCACTGGGCGCAGTCGCACTCACACAGATCGTTGTCCGTGCCGTCGGCGTTGGCGTCCATCGAGCGGACAGACGGCATCTTGGTGTCGGTGACGGTGATGCCGTGCTCCTTGCAGAGCTTCACGAGCTTGTCCCATGCGGCCTTGAGTTGCTCCTCGGTCGCACCCTTCACCTGGTTGAAGCGGGCCAGCGCGTCGCGCAGATGAGTAATGGTCTTCTCCTCGGTGGAGAACTTCCACGGCAGATCCCATGTGGCGGTCTTGTTCGGATCGCCGACGATCAGGAAGGCGTCGTCCGTCAGATTCTCGCCATCGACAGACTTCGTGTGTGTCTTGCGCCGGGCTTCGAACCGCGACCGCATCTCAGCGGGCATCGAGGTCGGGAGGCTCCGCGCCTGCGCGGTCGTGCCGTCGTAGGCAGGGTAAGTCACCGGGCTGATGTCCAGAAGCTCCTGGAACTCCAGGATGCGGCGCGTAATCGTGCCGTCGGCGTTGTCGGTCCACTGGTCCCTGCCGCAGATGAAGCCGAAGCTGGAACCGGTGATGTCCTTCCGGCGCATCGAGACCATCAGGTCGTTTGCCAGCGTCGTATCCGGCGGATCGATGACGTAGGCGAGCCCGCGCGAGTCAATCGTCAGCGTCAGGGTGTTCGCAGACGTGCGACCGAGCACGCAGTCGGGGTTGTGATTCCAGAGCGCCCGCACATCGGGGTTCGTCTTCATCACCGCGTCGAACGCGTGCGGATCGATTTCCTCGGAAAAGCCGAGGTCTTCGCTGGGCGTGTCGAACAGCGCGGCGTACCCGCTGATCTTAGGGGCTTCGCCCGCGCCCGAGACACGGAACTCCTGCCTGATGTTGCGATACTCTGCGTTAGTCTTCATCGTCGTCATTGCTCCTGTCGAGGGTGCTGGGTGGCCCAGGTGGTGTCATCGATGCGCTCAAAGGTATAAGTCATGCCGGGATCGGGATGCGCTAACACGACGAGCACTTCGAGCGAAACTTTGACACCGTCCACCGTCAGCGTTTGGGTCGTACTGTCGAACTCAATTCTCATCGTCGCTGCTCTCTAACTTCGGTGGATTCTGGAGCGCGATGGCCGCCCCGGCCTCACGATAGATTGCAAAGTGGAGCGAGCGGATCGCCTTGTTGAGTTCGGTGCTCGCGATCTGCGCCTTTTCGTCCGCCGTCCAGTCCTTCGCGCGTGACGCGGCACTCTTGATGCAATCGCGGATCGCCCTGTCGGCTGGGTTCCATTCCTCCGGCAGCCGGAACTGGGCACGAGCTTCATCGAGGACGAGAGCGCTGATCGACTCCAGGACCGGCGCGAAGATCGGTGTCAGCGTGTCGGCGTCGCGTTTGCTGCGCTGCGTGGCGCGACCGACGGCATCGGTGAAGAGCTTCGCGAACGCGGGGACGTAGGCGGCGAACAAACTGCGCTGCGCTTCCGTCGGCACAGGGTCGGCGGCGTCGAGCGGCTGATCCTGAATCGATTCGGTGTCGAGCAGACGCGCGGCATTCTGCATATTGACGGGAGCCCAGAGGATGTCTCCTTCAGGTCCGACCGGGTTCTCTCCGAGCTTTTCGAGGATGTAGTTCGTGCTGAAAAATCCCCACTGTTTTCCTACTGCGAAACCGGCCATAGTTGAGGCGAAGTCACCACGAAGGCGTTCGCTGACGTCGGCCTCGACAAAAAGATCGTCCGGCAGCAGCTTCCTCTGGATTTCGCGTTCGATGCGTACCAGGTAAGGACGCAGGCAGTCGGTGACATAGGTGAGGTTTTCCTGCTCC